TGTGTTGACAAAGATGCAGCAGACGGCTTGGATGCCTATGTAGTTGAGAAAGAAGCAGAGAAGACAGGCAGAATGATGCTATGTCTTAGTATGTTTCCACCAAAAAACTAATAAACCACATCCCCTTTTTATTTATTTATGGATACAGATGAACAACATGCCGCAGATTGGGCTCATGTAAAACTATACAATGAAGATATGTTAAACGTAACAGGTGATCATAAGTATGAAGTAAGAATTGCTGCTTGTGATAGACTACTCGCAACAGTTAAATAAACTTCTCCATTGTAATTTCATATGAAGACTTGTAAGAAATGTGGTAAGAAAGACCTTGAATGGAATAAATCATGGTTTGCATATATGGGTAGATGGCAGTTAACTAATCATAAAAACAAGGATAACGAATGGTGTGTAAACAATACCATGAAAGCCAAAGAACCAAAGTCAACTAAAAAAGATTACACAGTATGTCCATTATGCACTGGTTCATACTTTGGGTATTGTAGAAACGATGAATATGATGAACATAAAAGATTACATCATCCAAATGGCGAGACTAGAGATGATGAGTATTTTAAAATGTAATTATATAACTTTATATTAAAGTATTTCTATTAATCTGTAGAGTGTTTTCTAGAAAAATTAAAATAGAACTTGAGAAAAAAGATGACATTATACATTTAGAACCAATCAGTGATATTCATATTGGTCATGTTGGGTTTGATGAAGACTTGTACAGGAAAAGAATTAAAGCAATATGTAAAGATAAAAATAGATATACATTCTTTGGTGGAGATGCACTAGATGCAATTACAACTTATGATAAAAGATTTAATCCAGATATGAGTTTGGAACATGACATAGACAATCAAAGACAGAAATGGCAAGATATGACACAACCACTTATAGATATTCATCACAAACAAGATAATGAAAAGGTATGGGGATTCTTTCATGGTAATCACGATTATAAAATACCACAGATAACTAGGTCATATTTGGAAAATACTATGTGTAATCCTAATGGATTTACATTCATGGGTAGTCGTGGTGTAATGGGACTTGAAGTAACTTACAAAAAGAAAATTTTATCACAGTGGTCTATACTATTCATACATGGTTCAGGTGGGGGTAAACCAGAAAGAATGATGGAACAGATGAAACATAATGCTTACTATGACATATTCCTGTGTGGACACCTACATCAAAAGAGATATCAGCCAGAAGTAGTGTATGATTTTGATTGGGAAAGTGGTAAGACATGGGAAAGAGACATACATCTAGGTAATACAGGCACGTTTTGTAAGACTTTGATAGAAGATACAGATGGATATATGGATAGAAAGAATGAGATTATAGGATCACAGTTAGGAACATTAACATTATCATTAAATGCAGAGGAGGGAACTATCAATGGTCATATCTAAACCAGTCAGGAAGAATAAGAAGAACCTAACAAGTGTCGTATCCGTGGAGCGACCTAGAAAAGTATCAACACATACTACAATTATAAACACTTTAGGAATGTATAAGAAAGGATTACCTTTAACCGAAATACAATATAAAGGTAATATATCAAGTATGGGTAACCTACATCATACAATTCAATTTATGGTTAGAGCAGGAGAGATAATTAAAGAGAAATGTCCTCATTGCAGTAGTACAGAACTATATAAATTAAACATATAACTCTTGTATAATTAGACAAGTTTATATTCGTAAAAGACGAATCATTCACATGTTTATCAATATTTGTTGGAAAAAGCAAGATGGAGAAATCATTAAAGCACTACAACCTGTAGATAAAGCTAGTAAATTCATTCAATTGATGGAAGCCAAGGGCGTTAAGACTTGGTTTGAACTAGAACAAACAGTAGCAGTATAAAATCAAAACCTTTTTCATTTTTTTACATCAATTTTTTGCCTTGCCAAACATAGTTAATTAGTTAATTAACATTCTTGTGACTAGGATTCACTTTTTCTAACTTTTTTTCGTGACTAAAAAGTTAATTAATTAATTAAGTTTATTATTTCTGTACTATCGTCTCTCTATTTTCTATGTTTTCATAAGATAGACATATATATCCTCAAGTTAATTAACTTTCATGCAGTTTAAGAAAACAACAACTATATCAATTAGCCCAAGTATAAAACCTGTGTTTGAATCCTTCGACAGTCTTAGACCAAAAGACACATCATTCAGTTTGTTCCTAGCAATGGCAGTAGAAGAATATGTAAAGAGTTACAAAAAAGTAACCAATTCAAAATATCCTAGAATTATGGATAGAATGGATCTATGGCATGACTGTTTGAAAGACTTGTCAAATGATGACTTGGTTAAAATCAATAAAAAAGTATCACAGTTACAAAACAAATTAAGAATGGAGTTAGAGAGTAGAGTATGACACAATATACTGATTCAGCAAAGATAGATGTTTTAAAACAAGCATTGACAGACAATAGATACACTGATGTCATAGATAGACTTAGACCAAACAGTAAAATTTCAATAAATCCATCACAGAAAGGATTTTTAGATATATTCATAGAGTATCCAAATGACTTTCTAGGTTCATTACGTGAGGCAATTTATCGTGTAAAGGCTCAGAAAGATGGAGACTTAGAACTAGTACGTTCCTCATTTGCTGATATTAAAATCAATCTTATTGGTGAGTTATTGATGAACATGCATGATATAAACACAAAGCATGAAAATTCTACCGTTACGTTTGAATGTCAAGTGTTAGCAACAGATTCACCAAAATCATATGTTAAGAGTGCAAAGTTTGACTGTGTTTTATGTGGTAATGAGTATGATGAGAAATGTACCATTGATAGAAAGATAATAGTACCACTATGTCACAACCCTTCATGTAAAAAAGCAAAGACAATGATACGAACAAATGAAATGATTACAGATGATGTACAGACAATACTCATGCAGGAGCCAATGGATAAGAGTAAAAAGAGTTCACCTGTAATCTTTACAGGTAAATTGGTAGGAAGTCTATGCAGGACATCATATGTAGGTCAAAGAAAACTTATCACAGGTTTGTTTAGAAGTGATGTGGACTTTAAGAAAAATGAGTTTGAAGTGTTTATAGATATAATGTCAGTACAGGATATGGATGAAAATAAACCAACATTACCAAACGAGGATGAGATTAAACAACTAACATTAGATGTACAGGATGACGGATTCATAGACAAAATAATAGGTTCATTTGCACCAGCAATATTTGGTTACACAGACATCAAGTTAAGCATACTTTTACAGTTAGCAGGTGGGGTTAAGACACAGAAGAGAGGTGATATCAACCTATTCTTGATAGGAGATCCTAGTATGGCAAAGTCAGAACTGTTAAAATTTGCAACTAAATTGGTTACAAAGTCAATATATACCAGTGGTAGAGGTAGTAGTGCAGCAGGATTAACCATAGGTATAGTTAAAATGTCAGATGGTAGAAGTATTGCACAGGCAGGAGTATTACCAATGTGTGATGGTGGACTAGCATGTATAGACGAGTTTGATAAGATGGGTGAGGATGACAGAAGTGCAATGCATGAGGCTATGGAACAACAGACAGTATCAATAGCAAAAGCAGGTATAGCAATGACCTTACCAAGTCGTACAAGCGTACTTGCAGCAGCCAATCCAAAGTGGGGTATGTATGACAATGACAACTCTCTAAGAGATAATATCAATATACCAGCACCATTACTAAGTAGATTTGATCTGATATGGCTAATTCAAGACAAGGTAAATATGACCAGTGACAGACTTAAAGCAAATCATATCTTGGAGTCATTCGAGATGTCTATGGATGGTGGTTGTTACTTAAAAGAAGATGACTTGGCAAAATATATTAACTATGCAAGATCATTCAATCCAAAACTTAATGCAGAAGCAAAGAAAACACTCCTCGACATCTATGAGCAGATGAGAAAGGTAAGTGCAAAGAGTGACATACCAATAGGTACTAGACAACTTGAAGCAATAGTAAGACTTAGTATGGCATATGCAAAGTTACATTTTAAAGAAGAGGTTGACAAAAGTGATATCAATGTGATACGAATACTACTTGAAAAACAATACGAGTCATTTGGAAGTAGTATAAGTCAAGGTGGTGTACAGACACAAATCTTTGTAGACGGTAAATCTGTAAAGGAACATGATGTGTTAACAGTATGGAACTCTTGTAAAAACATAGAAGGTAATGTAAAGTTGAGAGAATTTGAGAAGGCATTGGTAGTAAGTGGTATGACCAAAGAGAAAGCAGAGGCAACCATATCAAAATGGGAGAACAATAATGCCATCAAACTCAACGGTGACGGAACATATACAAGAATATAGTAAGATTAATATTGAAGTCATACTACTAGTAATCTGTGATGGTTATTGAAGATGACTCTATCGAGTTAAACGAAGCACTGGACGAAACTCAGACTCCTGCGGAAACTACGGAGATTGCATCAGCTGACCTAGAATTAGGAGTCGATCAGCTTAAAGGTGTTGGATCCGTAACTCAGAAAAAGTTAGAGACCTTCGGTGTAACCTCACTTATCGATTTATGTATTAGAGGTGCTCAAGAGATTAAAGAAATTACAGGTGTAGCAAAACCAACATGTGACAGTTGGGTATTCCAATCACAAAAAATGTTAGAAGAGCATGGCATGATTAGAAAATCAGACATGAGTACAATTGATTTATGGGAGTATCAGAAAGCATATCCAATTATTGCTACAAAATGTGTAGAGGTTGACAACTTAATTGATGGTGGTGTAAGACCAGAAGCAACTTATGAGGTATATGGAGAGTTTGGGGCTGGTAAAACACAGTTTTGTAACTCACTTACAGTAGAAACAATACATGATGGCAATAATGTCATATGGATAGACTGTGAAGATACCTTCAAACCAAATAGAATAGCAGGAATTTTAAAAGCAAGAGAGTATGCAGAAGATGATGAAGCATGCCTAAAATATCTTAATCAAATTACCTACCTATATTGCCCAAATACAGAGCAACTAATGGGTACTATAAATGGACTCAGTAAAATACTAAGTAACAAGAAACCAACACTAGTTATTTTAGACGGTGCAATAGGACAATTCAGAGAAGAGTACTTGGGCAGAGGTACACTTGCTGAAAGACAGATGCAGATAGCCAGATTAATGAGTCATATCAAGAATATATCATTTTACTTTAGATGTGCAGTTGTATTTACCAATCAAGTACAGAGTGATCCAAGTATGATGTTTGGTGATCCAATAAAACCTATTGGTGGTAACGTTGTAGCACATGCAAGTACGTATAGATTATACTTTAAGAAGAGTGGTAAGAAAAGATTAGCAAGGATGGTAGATTCACCTGAACATGCTATGGCAGATGCTGAATATATTTTAGATGCTAAAGGAATGTCTAGCGTAGAATGAGATACTTGTGTGAAGTCTGTGATTGGACTATAGAAGGTCAGACACAGATTATAAAAGACATACTAATTCATGA